ACACGATGTATTATAGAATGGATAAAACACTATTTACATCATGGCGTAGACCACTTTTACCTGATTAATGATAATAGTGATGATGATACCGTTAATAAGCTCAAGCCATATGTGGACCAGGGGCTAATCACATTATATCATGTAGAAGAGCCATATTATGAAGGACGACAACGCAATTTGTATAATCGGCTATTCATGCCTCATTTAAAACAGAAGGATACGCAATGGCTTCTTATGATTGATTTGGATGAATTTGTATGGTCTCCTAAAGGCATTCACTTGGGTGAAGTACTACGAATGGGTAATTGTCAACAATATGGACAAATTCAAATCCATCAATTGCTATTTGGATCTAGTGGCCATGAAGTACAGCCCGAATCGTTGGTGAAACACTTTACGCGCCGAGAAAATTTATATCGCATATGCGGAAAATTTTTCTTAAACAGTGATTTTGAATTTAATTCCATCAATGTTCATTTTGCAGAATTTACAAATCAGGATTATATGACCGATGCACGTGTATTTATTATGATTCCTGCAGATTGGTTTGTCTATAATCATTATAACTGTCAGAGCATAGAATTCTGGAGAGATGTAAAATGTGTTCGTGGAGATAGTAATGCCTATCGGGTAAGAACCATGAAAGATTTTGATGAACTGGATTGTAATGAAATAGAGGATTTGCGATTATGGGAGCAAAATAAGACAATTATATAATGGAGCAATATAAAGAAAATGCATAATAATTTATTATTATTATTATTATGCATTTTTTATCAGTTGGTGCAATTTTTAAGAATGAATCAGATAGCATTGTAGAGTGGCTAAAACATTATATTTATCATGGTGTAGAACATTTTTATCTTATTGATGATAATAGTGATGATGACACCGTTGCTAAGATTCAGGAATATATTGATAAGGGATATATTACTTTATACCAATCTTCTGAGCCCTATTATTTAGGACGACAGCGTAATTTATATAACCAATTTTTTTTGCCACATATGAAACAAAAAGATACACAATGGCTTCTTATGGTTGATTTAGATGAATATGTATGGTCTCCATTATCAATTAGAATTGATGTATTATTGCGTCATCATTGCGGCCATCTTGGTCAAATTCAAATACGACAATATACATATGGTTCCAATGGACATCAAACACAACCAAATGGGCTTGTAAAAAATTTTACAAAACGATGTACTGACCCCATTGATTGCTATAAATATTTTGTTAATAGTAATTTTGAATTTTCATCACTTAATATTCATTATGCCAACTTTTTAGTAGATTCTTATAAAAAAGATAACTCTGTATTTATTGTTATTGATATTGGATACTTTATTTTAAATCATTACAGTTGTCAAAGTACCGAATTTTGGAAAAATGTTAAATGTACGCGCGGAGATGGCGATGCATACCGTGTAAGAACAATGGAAGACATGAAAGGATTTGATACAAATGATGTAGAGGACCTACAATTATGGGAACAAAATAAAAACATTCAATAAAATTAAATAAAATGATATTGTTTTAGTAACGTATCTACGCTACTTACTTTACATAGACCAGGCTGCAATGAATAACTAAAGTTAATTATTCCATCCTGATCAATTGTTGCAGGGCAACAGATACGCTGTATATGAGCAGGTGCTGTTTCTACCAACTCAAACAAATGAGTGCTAATTACGCTAACAATATTGGTTTTATTCCATATTTTTTTACAATATAACTGACAGCTACGTAGGGCATCAGGCGGATTGGTAGAGTGATATAGTTCATCAATAAAAATTAAAATGGGAGCATGCTCTACTAAGGTAGACGAAGTAAATTCCACTTCACGTTCAAATCGTGATTTTTCGCCAGGCAGGTCATCTGGTTTCAAACACACATATAATTTAGAAAATGGAGTTGCTTTTAAATAACCCATAGAGCATCCATATGTGTGAGCTAGTAGTGCACTAATAGATAAGGCACGTAGTACAGTTGATTTTCCTCCCTTATTAGGGCCTGTTAGAAGTGCATGACGCTGCTTTGAAAATTGGACTGACACCGTTTTTCTGGTTGCTTCAGATACATGAAAATCAAATGCATCTTGAATACTAAAAATCGGTTTGGAACCACAGGTAGTGTTACTTGAACAAGATACCCATTGAACTGCATGAAGGTCACGCTGATGTGCCAATTTCATAATGACTTCTAGCGAACCAACATATTTGAGTGCCAATTTAAAATAGGGTGATTCTAACATAATTCGTGCAGTAGCATTACGACTGGATTGAATTTCAGGTAATGGATTCTTAAAAAAAGTGAATCCACGACTAGACAGGGATGTTTCCAACTGTTGATATAATGTTTGAAATCGTACCACGGCATCACCGTGTTCTGAAATAATGGTATCAATGGACTTCAAATGTTTATAGCTCCAATAAGGTTGCACAATGCCCTGTACAACAGATACAAGAATTACACCAAATTGTTTCAAAAATGCTAGTGGAGATGATGATGTGGGTGTTATATCCACGTTAGGTTGCATAATTTGCTGAAAATTGCCCGATACAATGGACTGTAACATATTCATATAATTACTAAATGACATGGGAAGTTGGAATATAAATTTAACAATAATATAAGGGGCAAGCAATGTTAAAATCGGAAAAAGTAGTGAGATTCCTGGAAGAATGTAGACACGTAAAGTAGACCATAGCGTTAGTAAAAATGGAACAAAATTAAGTGGTTGTAATATCGGGTGGAAAAATAAAATCTCATTATACGATTCTTTTTCTAATTTAGATTGTTGATAGAGTAATGGCTGAAGTCGTTTTTCAATTTCCGCCATTTCAGTGAAAATGGTAAGGCATTCACTAAAAAATGTTGGATCGGCAGCAAAGGCCTCTTTAAATCGGTTGAATTTATCGCTTAAAAATAAGAGCCGCTGTGTATCAGATGTCCAATGTTCTAGCTGTGAAGCCAGACATGTTTTGGATGCTGCCATTTGAAGCCCAATCCATGATGCCAGTGTTTCCGTATCAACAATGTGCTGAATAGAACTCATCTTATGGTTTATCGCATCTTTTTCATCAATAATACAACACGATTTATTTATAAAAATTTGATGAATGTTGCAGCTCAAAGAAGGCCGCATCGTAGAAGCTTAAACATTTCATTTGTAAGTAAACAGTATGGCGTCCATCACCCAGGATATCCAAACCATTCGTTCCTTACGCAAGGATATCCGGAATCCTAAACTTTCTGCTCTTGCTGTGAAGGCCATTGAAACCATCCATCAATGCATTGCAAGTAGCTCTGAACACCAAGGTTGGAAAAAAGTAGAATGGCGTGGTGGTAACCATTCCTCTTCTCGTCCAGCTCAATATCAACAGGGTTCCTATTCAAAAAATCAGGCATATTCAAATCGTTCTAATCAACGTTCTAGTGACCCTAGCTCCTACTCCTTTCATAACCGAACACGCAATGCATTACTTGCTAATCATAAGGATGCTATTCCATTATCATCACCACCTGCATCATCATCACAGTCAGTATCACATGATATTCCAGAACATTACGATAGCCATCGCCGTGTTCAAGACAATTCTGACGGATTTCGTGTACCCAATCAAAAGTATGTTAGTAAGTTTAAGAAAACCACCGATAAAGTGGAAGATACGATTCTAAATACGATTCTTCTTGGCAAACTAAATAAGTTTAGTGAACCCAATTATATTGAAATTAAGGAATTTATTACACATATTATTGATGATGGTCAAACGGATATGATAAAATGTTTTATGAACATTGTCTTTGAAAAGGCGGCCAGTGAGGAAATCTTTTGCCCCTTATATGCCCGTCTGTTAAGTGAGCTGAGCACACAATATCCCATTCTTCTTACGGAAATGTCCAATTTGTTCTCCAAATACATGAAAATCTTTGAAGAAATTGTGGATAAGGATTCCGATAATTATGACGAGCTCTGCAAGCGAAATGTGGAGAAGAAATATCGTCGCGGCTATTCACAGTTTCTTGCGGAGCTTATCAAATACAATACGATTGATATGAATACCTTTATTAAAACCATTATTACTATTATTACCCAGGTTGAACTAAGTGCATCTAATAGCGAATCTGTTAAATTAAATGAGGAGTTTGCAGACTGTCTCATGAAAGTGATGAAGGCCATTCGCACCAATGTTGCTGACATGGATGATGACCATCATATTTATCAAATTCGTACCATTCTTAAACATGATATGTTAGATCGCATTCGGCCACTATCGGTGAAACGCGCAGAGTGCGTTGGAATTAGTAATAAGGCACGCTTTACCTTTCTAGATATTTATGAAAGCATTCAACAATTTTAAAAAGATATAATAGAAATGAGAAAAAAACGTTATCGTATCGGTACGGCCCTTAAACGAACCTATGCAAAAACAAAACGCATACTTACTAAAACTAATAAAAGCGCTACCATGCGCGCCATAAAAAATACTGGCAAGCGAGTAAAAAATCGCTTCTTTACTATGATTAAAAAAACAAAAAAATCAGTTCAACGTATGACTCGCAAAGCAAATGTATCGGCTGCAAAAAAAATTCGGTCTATTATTAAACGCCGTCATTAATTTTTATTTACTATATTAAAATTTGATTTATTATTTATGATTACGTAAAGGTACCTTATCTCCTTACGCAATAATAAAATCCTCCTACTAAGTAGTATGCCGCGTAAATCTATCCAAAACAATGATGATACCAATAATGGTAATGATAGTGATTCTAGTGTAGATAGCAAAGGAAATCTAAAAGATTTAATTGATTATGACTCTTCTGAAGAATCTGTTCCTTATCCGCCACCCACAACACCTATTATGCGACGTAAACATCGCCGCCCCATGCGTCGTGCGGCTATTATAGCACTTCAGCGCATTGCAGAGCAATCTATGGAGCTTGAGCATATTTCAGAAGAATCCATGAAAAATACGATTCATTACCCAATGGTTCGTAGAGCTACCCCATCCAAACGTAGATACTCCGAATTTGATGTACAATTTCCGATGTCAGACCATGAGCCCTCCTATTCCAATGATGATTTTGAAGAATTAGAAGATGATAATGATGAAGAGGATGAAGAAGAGGAAGAGGAAGAGGAAGAGGAAGAGGAAGAGGATGAAGAAACGGAAGACGAGGAAGAAATTGATTTGGAATCAGAAGCGGAAACAGAAGAGGAAGAAGAACAATATGATGAGGAAGAGGAAGAACAAGAACAAGAACAAGAATATGAAGAGGACTCCATGCCTGATTTACCTCCAGACACGGGAATTGGAAGGTTTCTTCTTGCCCTTCGTCGTCAACCAGCAGAAGTAATGATGATTCCCAAACGATACAATATGAAGACTGAACCCGAATCTGTTCAAAAGTTTGTGAAACTTCTTACCTCTCCTATGGAAGAAAATACCATTGATACACAAATTAGCCAGTTCAAAGAACTTGGTCAGGAGAAACAAGATGAAATCATTACTGCACTAGAAAATCGCCCTGTTGTCAATGACAGCAGTATGAATCTTATGCTTAAAATTCTGACATTAAAGCTTCCAAAAGAAATTCAGTCCATCATCCTATCCAAATATAATGGATGTATGGCATTGGATACATGTAGTAGTGAATACTTCAAACAACGTGCCTGGCTAGAAAAAGTAGTCAGTGTTCCCTTTGGCACCTATAAACAAGTCCCTGTGAAAATAGAAGATGGCCCTGAAAAGTGCTCTGAATTTATGGGTAATGCCAAAAAATGCCTAGATAGTGCGATTTATGGCCAGGAGGAATCCAAACTCCAAATCATGCAATTCATTAGTACTAAGATTGCCAATCCAAATGGACGTGGCCTTTGCCTTCTTCTTACCGGCCCACCTGGCATTGGAAAAACATCGCTCATTAAAAATGGAATTGCAAAGGCGCTGGATTGGCCCTTTCAGTTTATTTCCCTTGGTGGCGATTCGGATGCAAGCACTTATACAGGTCATCAGCTTGTGTATGAATCCTCTCACTGC